TACATGAGGACTCTTAATTGTGGCCAAAGAAGTAGTAAATATTCAAGATGCATTTAAAGCTTTATCTAAGGGTTTAGAAGAAAAAAAGAGACAAGATGTTGGTTCCTTTAGAGAGTTTATAGAAAATATTTGGGCACACTCATATGATAACCCACAGTATTTTAAAGCATGGCATGTAAGTTTACTCGCTGAAGATATTGAAGAGTGTTTAGCCGAAGGGTTAAACTATGTTGGAATATTACCTAGAGGTCATTTTAAATCAACTATTCTAGGACACGCCTTTAGTGTTTGGAGATTATTGACGGCACCTAGAGATATGTCGGTACTTTATCTTTCTTATAGTGATGGTATGGCTAAATACCATATTGCAGAGATAAATAAAACAATTTCTAGAAACCCTATTATTCCAGAAATACTTATAAACAGAAGTCCTAAAGCTGATTATTCTGCTAGATTCTATAAGAACAATCAACCTATGGAAATCATGCATGGTGGTTTATTTTCATTCAAAAGAGGTATGCACGTCAACGGTGCATTAGTGGCAGATGACGTATTGAGAGACCCGGAGAACCCTTTGAACATGGGACAAATAACTAAAGTAGAAGACCACTTTATGACAGAATCAATGTTCATACCTTTGAAAGAAGCTCCTGTTATCGTTGTAGGGACTCCTATGATGCCAGGAGACATCCTTGCTAAACTACAGGATGATGAACGATTCAAAGCTAGAGTATTACCAGCTTTAGACCCTGTACCTGGTAGAAGAGTTTTAGCTCCGGAGATAATGAGTGAGAAGTATTTATTAGCACAACAAAAAGCTAGACCTAAATCTTTTGCTTCAGAGTTTATGTTGGTTCCTCATTTTGCTACTGAGTCTTATTTTGATGAAGAGGATATCATTAAATGTGAAGATGACACTTTACGTTCAGCCCCAGCCTTAAAAGAATTTAAAGATTGGGAAACAGGGGATTTATTTTTTGGTGGTTTTGATGTTGGAAAAAAAAGACACCCTTCTCATTTAGTTATCTTTAGGAAACGAGGGGAAAAGATTGAACAAGTACATTCTTCATTTTTAGATGGTTGGAATTACTCTGACCAAATAGAATACTTAAATGAAGTCGCTGACAACTTCAATTTAACTTCTGGGTATGTTGATAATACTAGAGGGGAGTTAGAAGACCGCGGACTAGACACCAGGTGGTTGGCGATGAATTTTACAAAAAAATCTAAAAATACTATGGCATCTATCTTCGAAAATTTTGTCCATTCAGGTATATTAAAACTAATCAAAGACGAAAGACAAAAGCAACAAATCTTGTCTGTGAGTAACGAATTAAAAGCTCCAAACACACCAATGGGACATGGGGATGCTTTTTTCTCAATTGCAATGGCTTTACAAGCTGTTCATGACACTGGTAATAAGTATGTAGACTTAGGCAGTGCTACTGATTGGTTTAATGCTGTAAGCCCTGGTGAAACTCCTGAGAGTCGTAGAGAAGGAATGGATGAGAAAAAGGGATTGGGTCCACAACCTAACCCTTTAAAAATGGAACCTTTAAACGAGGTTCAAAGGATGGAGAAGGCCCCAAATCCACAATGCGAAGAATCTGTATGTAATACAAATTTTTGGGTTCCAGAAAGAGGACTTTGCATATATTGTGGTTATCGAAAACAGTAAATAATAATAGGAGAAATAAGTAATGACTTTAAGAGATAAACTATCAACACGTATAAGTAACGAACCCATTATAACAGAACAAGCTAATGTTATATTAAATCACAGGTATTTATTAAAGAATGAATATAATGAAGTAATTGAAACGCCTGAAGAACTTTTTAATCGTGTGTCAAAAGCTGTTGCAGCAATTGACAAGTCATACCTTAGCTTAGATGTTGAGACCAAATTAACAGAAAAAGATTTTTATTCTATTATGTCTAACCTAGAATTTATTCCTAACTCTCCTACATTAATGAATGCTGGTACTGAACAAGGAACTTTGTCCGCTTGTTTTGTTTTACCATTAGAAGATTCAATGGAAGGAATTATGAAAGCAGCCACAGACGCTGCTATGGTACAAAAATTTGGTGGAGGTACAGGATTTGCTTTATCTAAATTAAGACCTAAAGGCACCTCTATAAAATCTACTCATGGAATTGCTTGTGGACCTATAGAAGTATTAAAAACACTTTCAAGGGTGTCTTCTATGATTACCCAAGGCGGTAAAAGAGATGGTGCTAATATGGCTGTTATGTCTATCTATCACCCAGATATTTTAGAATTCATAGAATGTAAGAAGGTTGAAGGTGATATTCATAACTTTAATATTTCTGTGGGTGTGGACTCTAACTTTATGGAAGCGGTAAAACACGACATGGATTACTCTTTAATAAATCCTAAAGACAATACTGTTACCGGGCATTTAAATGCAAAAGAAGTATTCAATAAAATAGTTGAAGGTGCTTGGAGAAATGGTGAACCTGGGATGATATTCTTAGACCAAGTAAACAAAGATAACCATGTATCCGAAAAATATGGTGAAATGATTGCTACTAACCCATGTGGTGAACAACCACTACTAGGCAACGAATCTTGTAATTTAGGTTCTATAAACTTAGCTAGATTTTATAAAAAACCTAAGAAAGCTAGTACATTTGGTTGGAAAGAAAAAATAGACTGGAATCATTTAGAGTGGGTAACTAGAACATCAGTACACTTTTTAGATAACGTGATTGATGCTAACAAATATGCTACTCCTGAAATCGAAGAAATGACCAAAGCAACTAGAAAAATTGGCTTAGGTATAATGGGGTTTGCAGACCTGCTAATACAAATGCAAGTTTCATACGCATCAGAACTAGCTAGAGAAGTTGGTAAAGAGATGATGAGTAAAATTAGAGAGTGGGCTGATGATGAATCTAAGCAATTAGCTAAAGTAAGAGGAACATTTCCTGCGTGGAATGATAGTAACTACGATAAAGAAACAGAAGCTTATAGAAATCATTGTAGACTAACAGTTGCTCCTACAGGAACAATATCAATGATAGCCGATACATCTAGTGGAATAGAACCTACATTTGCATTGGCTTGGAAAAAACAAAACATACTAGAAGGTAAAACTCTAAACTATATAAACAAGTACTTTGAAGCTGATGCTATAAAACATGGGTTTTATTCCGAAGACTTGATGGACTATTTAGCAGAAGGGGGTTCACTTGAAACAGTGCCGGATGTTCCAGATTGGGCTAAAGAGGTTTATTCTACAGCTCCTGAGATATCGCCTAAAGACCACGTATTAATGCAAGCTGCTTTTCAAGAGTCTTGTGATTCTGGTATATCAAAAACTATAAATTTCCCTAACGAAGCAACTATTGAAGATGTAGAAGATACATATATGATTGCATGGGAAAATGGTTGCAAAGGAATAACTGTTTACAGAGCAGGGTCTAGAGAAAAAGAAGTACTAGTAAAAGGAAATAAAGAATCTAGTGAGCAAAAAACTCTTGATGGCTTTGAATTAGAAGAGCAAATGATAGAAAGTGAAGCTTGTGATTGCGGTTCTCCTAACATAGTTTTTGAATCTGGGTGTGAGACTTGTAAGACCTGTGGGTGGAGTGCATGTAAGATTGCGTAGTAAATAAGAAAATCGTAGTATAATATAAGTAGAAAAGCTGTAGGAGAAGAAAATGGTATTAGGAAACATGATGAATGAGAATGGTCAACAGTATGTTGCTATGAAGGATGACAAAGGTACTTGGAGAATTCTAAATACCTGGCACGAAGACCTAAAGATGTTAAGTGCTGATGATGACATTCCTGATGATAGTCCCGCTGTAGTAGCTTTGTCTGAAGGACAATTTATAGCTTTAATAAGGGAAGCAGCTAGCGCCGGAGTTTTAGAAAATGCAAACTTTGGAACTGGTGAAGCAGAACTTGAAGCTACTATTTTAGACCGTGACCAAGAAATACAAACCTTAAATGAAGAAATATTAAAGTTGAAGGAACAAAAATCTGAAGTTATACGAGATGTTGAACATTCAGAAGACTACCAACTAAAAGAGAAAGCGATGGACAATATATTAAAGTTAGTATCTATGCAAGATATGACTAAACTAAGTAGGGAATAAATATGAAATTATCTGAGTATATACCTCAAGTTCCGCAAATGCAGCAACAAATGGCTGATTTGAACAAACAAATTAGTTTATTAGATGTGATGAAATCTTCTGGGGATACTGCGAAAGCTCCAACAATTGGATTAGATTCGATTGTAAACACATGGGTTCGTCATCAAATGGCATATCGCCAACAACTTGTAATGGACTTACAAACAGTTGTTATGTCTGTTGAAGAGATTAGGGGGCCGCTAGGACACATTACGAGTGAGGTGTTTAGGCGTGGTATAGAGATAGTTCCTAAACTTGAGAAACCTGATAATGAACAAAAAGAACGTTTAGAGAAATGGCTAAGAGATTGTAATGTATTTGACCAAAGCCTAGAAGAGGTTATGAGACAATTCCATCATGATGTAAATGCTTTAGACGATGGTTTCATATATATAGCTAAAGAATATACAGACAATGGTGATGGTTCTGTTACATCTAGACCTATAGAGGTAAGAAGGTTAAACCCTGCTCTAGTAGAATTTGATTTAGATTCCGCAGGTCTGCCAAAAAATGCACACTTCCTTTGTCCTATACATAGAGAAATAGTACAAGAAGAATCAACTAAGTGTACTAAAGAAGATTGTAACGTTAATCTTCACCCAGCTATGTATAAGTATTATCATAGAAGCCAACACATTTATCTTACTGATAATGAAGTAATTCATTTATCTAAATTCTCACCATCTGAAACATATGGATGGTCACCAATACTTACCATATTTGAAAAGGCTTTGACGTTAGTAGGTATGGATAAGAACCTATATAGATATTTCTTTGAAAGAAAAATGCCTGCAAGTATGTTGATGGTAACTACAGATGACCCGGAGTCATTACGAAGAGAAAGAGAACACATTGCAGCTCAAACAAGGCTAGACCCTAACTACATACCTATGGTGGCAGTATCTGCTAGAAACCAAAGAGGTAGAGTAGACCTGGTTAGATTATTTCATACACTACAAGACATGGATTACCTACCTGTAAGAGACGAGATAAGAGAAAGAGTATCAGCTATGTGGGGTGTTACACCAGCATGGCAGGGTGCTCCAGAAGCTTTTGGAGGGTTATCACAACAAACTCAACAATTAGTTGTTATGAGTCGTGTGGTAGAAAGTGACCAACGATTATTTCATGAGAAGGTATTCCCTCAATTACTAGAAGCATTTGGTATAACTGATTATCAAATGCAACTTCCACAGCCGGAAGAAAAAGCAGAGAATACAAGATTAGCTTTTGCACAACAGAAGATACAAATAGTAAATCAATTTGCTCAATTAGGGTTTGATATAAAACTAAAAGAACAAGATGTCCCTTTATGGGAGGCTGACTTTGTAGTTAGTGGAGAACCAGTGCCTACTGCTAAGATGCAAGCTGAACAAACTGCACTAGGTTTGGTGCAACAAAAACAACAACAAGAACAAGCTGAGCAGCAACAAGCTATGATGGAGCAACAGCAAGAAGCTCCTCAAGAAGAAGGTATGCCATTAGATGAAGCTGAACCTATACAAGCTATGGAAAAAGCCATACCTAGAGAGAAAAGAAAGTTCAAAGGTAGGACAGGTGGTATAACTCCAGATTGGAGAGATAAAGCTCCTAACGAAGAAAGAGACGTTGATGAGTGGGCTCAAGCTAGGGCTAATAAGAACGAGCTTACATTGTCAAAATCTTGGCTAGAAAGTTTATCAGAAAAAGGTTTCCACTCTCCTCTTATAAAAGAAGTGACACCTGATATGAAGCAAATGTGGTTTTCAGAAAACAATGTAGATTATGTAGCAGAACTTTCAAGTAGTGGTGTTACTAATATAGAGAAAGCTATTTTTGGAGACGCTACAAGATTTAGTAGGAATAAACAAGAAAAACGAAAAGCAACTAAACCCACAGAAAATGTAATAAATTTATCTGATGATGCAGAATAATTACCTGGAGAACATTATGTCCGTTTCAAAATCTTGGATAACTAACCCTAGAGGACAAGACGACTCTTATAAAAGAGAGAAGAAGGCTCGCCTACAAAAGGAAGAGCACAATCATTCTGAAGCTCAAGATGTATACCGGGTCGACCTAAACTTACCTATAGGAAAAGAAAAAATTTTGAAAGCAGAAGGTGACTACGATAGAGGCTTACTAGTAAAACTACTAAAAGATGGTGGTTATGAAGTGGCTTATTGGTTAGAAAAACCTGAGCCTTATCCAATTGAAATACTAATTGATGGGAAGTCTGTATCTAAAAATGCTAAGAAGATTTCTTTTAGGTTTCACCCAGAATTAAAAAAAGCTCTTCCTTTCTATAAAGAAAATGGTGGAGGAGGTGGAGGAAATGGAGGTGGTGGCGGTGCTGCTACTTCAGGCTCTTTTGGTAATGGCGGTGGTACAGTATTCACATCAACTAACTCTGGGATTTTTTCTCCAACATATGGGGGAGGCGGCAGACGTAAAAAGAAACGTAAAAAGAAAGCCGGTGTACAACGACTATCTGAATGGATTACAGACCATTCACCTGAGAGAAAGATGGTAAAGAGTTTTGTGCTAGACTTTAATAAATGGGTTTCTAAGAAGGTCCATCAACAAACTAGTGGTGAGGATATAAACCCTCAAACTAAAGAGATTGAAGGTAAAAGAAATCCAGTTGAGTTTGACGCAAAACCAAGTGAGACAGCTGACATGGAACAAAAAGACATGGAGCAAAAAATTAAATTGCTTGATGATAAAAATGATTCTAGGGATTCAAGACATAAAGATTCCGGGAATGCTTCGATAGCTGCACCTGCTGGGTTAGAAGTGCAACTAGCAACCACCTGGGAATCAGGGGGTTACACTTCAGATTCATTAAAGCAAGGCTCAGACAAGGATAAAGAACAAGGAGATGTCGAGGAACTTGACGACTCTGACGACAAACCAAAATTAGTCAAAATGATTGGTGAGGATACATACAAGAAGCTAGGTCTTTAATGACTAGATTATATAGCAATCTTTGCTTGAAGTGTGGTGGGCACATGTATTTGAATCAAGACGATGACCTACAATGTATTATTTGTGGAAAGATATTGGTAAGAACAGTAAGGAGAGATTATGATTCCAGAGCAGGCAAAATCAGAGATAATAAGAAGAAAAAAGCTAGGAGCAACTTGGACAGCGATATCCAAGTGGGTAGAGGAAGAGCACGGAGTAACAGTACATCGAACAACAATTCAACGGTGGTACGACAGCGAGGTATGGGAAGAACAAGAGGACTCTATTCCAGAAGATAGTCTTTCTGAAAGAATAAAGCTAGACAAAAAACTTGCTACAAGTAAAAGCGAAGCAGCCTTCTATAAGAAGCTATATTTATCAGCTTTAAAGGATGACACTAAACAAGACCTTATTATAGAAACCATACAACAACACACCAAAGCATTTCCATCAGTACCCCTAAAACACATAGAGAAAACCGAAAAGACTCCTTTTGGTCATCAAGCACAAATCATGGTTACTCCCTTATCTGATACTCATATAGGTGAGCATGTATTTAAAGACCAAATGCGTGGCTTGAACGAATATAACTTTGAGATATTTAATAAACGTATGTATGGTTGGGCTAATCAAATACTAAAGCATACATCTTATAGAAGACAAATAGCACCTGTAGACGAACTAATTATACCTATGTTAGGTGACATGATTAGTGGAGACATACATGAAGAGTTAGCTAGGTCTAATATGGCTAACTGTATGGAGCAAATGATTA